GTAGTGTAGTGTTTAATGATGAAGATGTTTTAAAGATTAATGTAAATGAGGATGTAAGTAATGGCGAATTCCAAAAATTTTTATTTTACGCTATGGCTATGTATATCGGTATTCCTATCCTTTTCTAGTAAAGCTGTAGATTGTTCGACAGATACAGTTGGACTTTGCACACCTACTATTGAAGAAATAATTGATCAAACTGTTACAGAAACAATAGAGTATGAAGCAGATGGATATACTGTAACAACGACAACTGATACAACGACAACCACAACAACTGTAACGAATGAAGATTCAGGTGATTTGTTAGATGGCGATAATGGTTTTGTACAGCCTAGATATGAGGGCGATATGGACCAGGATTTTGGAGGTCAAGGGCCTGCAACTATGCCCTCAGGTAGTGGCTGTTATAATCTAGGCACAGATAAGTGTGCACAAATAACAGGATCAGGAAATACAACATCAAATAATAATGTGCCGGGAATGGGAACAACCTTTGTCAACACAGTTGATATATCTTCACTCGATATAGAAAACGGAGGAAGAACTAATTACACAATTAAAGTTGATAAACAAGATGCGCAAGATCGTATCTATATGCACATTACAGGTAAGAATGGAAATACAAATGTATTTAGTGGCACAGATATATTATCAGAATCTGGCGTAGCTAGTGGTTATCAAGAATATGAAAATGGATTTGATTTTGCAGGCACCGTAACAACGTTGATAATCGAAATTGGTGGGCGTGATATCAATATGGCAATTGGACCGCTCTTTGATGATATTACTATAAACGTACTTTACAATGTAATATCTACGATAGTGCAACAATCTATTACAAGTGTAGAAATGTGGGTTGCATATGGTGGTAGTACAGAAACAGAAATTATAGATATCGTAGATAATATTATTGACCACAATGATTTTGTTGAACAACCAGGTGGAGAGATAGAAATAGAACCAATACAAGAACCAGACGATCAAGTTTCCTATGAAATGGTAGAAATTGAAATGGAGATGGAAATGCCTGTTATGGAAATAGAGATACCAGAAATGGAGATGGAAATGCCTGAAATAGAAATGGCAAGTGTAGAAACAGAGATTGAAATGGAGATGGAGATGGAAATGCCAGAACCAGAAGTAGAAACACAACCTGAACCGGAAGTAAGTGAACCAGAACCTGAATCAGAACCTGAAGTTTCTGAACCAGAACAAGAGGAGGTACAAAATGAACCTGCTGAAGAAAATACTGAAGAACCTCAAGAAGATGTGGCAGAAGAACCTGAGACGGAAGAGAGCCCATCAAAGGCTACTGAAAATGAAGATAGCGAAGAAGATATGGATAAAACAGAGGATAAGGATCAAGACGAGGTAAAAAAAGAAGAAGCTAAAAAAGAAGTTGCCGCTAAAAAAATATTAAAGAAGATGGGTGATAAGGGTAGATATGACTCTGCAAATCAGTTAAAAACATTAATTGTAATGCAAGTGTTAGGAAACTCTAAATCTTTCTTTGATAGTCAACAAAGTCTTAACGACATAGAAGGATTTTTTACAGATAATGCAATACCTGATGCTGAATTAACAACTAATAACATAGCTCAATACTTTTTATTTGCAGGAAGCGAGGGATTAATGAATGAGATGATAATGCAACAATGGCAACAAATTTCGGAATAGCTATGGCAGAAATGGAATTTGCGGGTTTAAAATTCAAGGGCGGAAAAATATTTGTGGTCCTTACCGCTTTGACAACACTTGGTGGTGGTTTATGGGGAGGTTTTGAATTTTACAAAGACTATCTTGATATGAAATCTCAAATTCAAGAATATGTAGCTCCTGATCTTTCAGAGTTTGATAAAAACATTGCTTTAACTAAAGAAGAAATGAAAAGCAAGACAGAGCTTATACAAACAGAAGTTGAAATGATCATGCAAGAAATGGAAATGATGATGTCAGAAATTAGATTAGTATCTGATGTGGCAAACGAGTTAAAAAACGACCTTCGGCAAGACGTAAGAAGAGTTGAAAAAATTGTTAATGATGTAGAACAACAAGTTAAAGAAGATGGTAGAGATAATTCAAAAGATTTAAAGATTGCAATAAATACCGTTGAAGAAGATATGACAAAATTACAATCTGATTTAGAAGAAAAGATGAAAGAATTACAAGAGAGTATTGATAAACAAATTAAACTAACTCTTTCTAATCCTTTGTCTCAAATGAAATAATGGCTAAAACAGCTAATAACGAATACTTTACTCCAGTCAAAAAAAGGACTAGTATAGGCTGTTCTTCTAGATCTCGTCCTAAAAACAAATATAAAAGACGAACTTGGAAGAAATATAATAGACAAGGAAGATAATGCCAACTTATTCTACAACAAAGTCCTTTGACTTACAAGTTAATGACATAATTCAAGAGTCCTATGAAAGATGTGGAATTATGGTTCGTGATGGATATGACCTTAAAACAGCAAAAAGATCACTTAATATTTTATTAGCTGAATGGGCTAATAGGGGACTTAATTTATGGACTATACAACAAACTAATAAAGCTTTAACTGCTAATGCTCAATCTGTAACAGGCACAGCTTTATATGGAAATGCAGCTGATGATGCTTCTGCAATTATTGATGTTACAGATGTAGTTATAAATGATGGTACTTATGATTATGCAGCTACTTCTATAAGCAGAGCTACTTATTTTAATATGCCTGATAAAGCTACTTCTGGTAGACCATCTCAATTTTATTTTCAAAGAGAAATAAATCCTACTTTATTTTTATATCCAGCAGTTCCTGCTAGTGGAACATACACATTAAAATATTATGCAATGATTAGAATGTTTGATATTGATACTTACAGAGAAAATGCACAAATACCTTTTAGGTTTATTCCTTGTATGACTGCAGGACTTGCTTTTTATTTAGCACAGAAAAAAGCTCCTGAAAGAATGCAAGCATTAAAATTACTTTATGAAGATGAATGGAAAAGGGCTGCTGACCAAGACGGTGCTAGAACAAGTCTCTTTTTAACCCCACAAGCTTATTTTCCATCGGTAGGTTAATATGGCTAAATTTGCAACTGGTAAAAATGCTTTAGCTATATCTGACAGAAGTGGTTTACAATTTCCTTACAGAGAAATGGTTAAAGAATGGACTGGATCGTTAGTTCATTACACAGAATTTGAAGCCAAACAACCACAGTTACAACCACTTAGAATAGCTCCCGATCCACAAGCTTTACAAAACGCTCGGCCGGCAAGAGTAGAAACTCCTGCAGCTAGATTATTAACAGGTGATCCATTTTTTTCTACAAATGGTTCAGGGACTATTACAGTTATAGAATTTAATCATGGAAGAATAACAGGTGAAACAGTAAGATTTAGAAATTGTGTTGGAGGGTCTGGATTTACTCAAGCTAAAATAGAAGATTCTAATGGATACACAATAACTGTACCTGCTGGAGATGCAGACTCTTACACATTTAATGTAATAGGACAAACATCAGATCAAACAAACGTAAGATTTGGAGGTATGCTTTGCACTTCAGGTCCGGTTACTATAGAAGGATAATATGACAACATACGCAGAATTAGTAGATCAAATTAGAGCTTACACAGAAACAGATGCAAATGTTTTAACAACTACTATTGTTAATGATTTTATATCTAATGCTGAGAATAGAATATTTAGAGAAGTAGATTTAGATGCATTTAGATCTTATCAGATTGCTTCATTAACTGCTAACAATGCTTTTGTATCATTACCAGGTACAGGAATAGCAGAATTTGCTCTTATTAGATCAGTTCAAATTTATGGACAAAGTTTAGGTAATTCTCGTAAAAAATTAGAACAAAAAGATGTTACATTTATGAATGAATATTGGCCTGATAGAACTGCTACAGCTACACCTGTGTATTATTCAAATTGGAAAGCTGGGAACATATATCTTGCGCCAACTCCCGATGTCGCATATAATATAGAAGTAGCTTTAAATAAGTTACCAACAGGACTATCGTCTACAAACACCAGTACCTGGGTTAGCACAAATGCTCCTAGAACGTTGTTGTATGCGTGTCTCTGCGAGGCTTTTAAATTTCTCAAAGGCCCCTATGACTTACTTGGTCAATATGAACAAGGTTATGCTAATGCATTACAAGACTTGTCTATAGAGCAACAAGGTCGTGGCAGAAGAGATGAATATATGGATGGAGTTTTAAGGACTCCTCTTAAATCGCAACAACCATAAAAGGAGACAAAAATGGCAATATCGCAAGCAGTTTGCAATACTTTTAAAAGGGATCTTTTAAAAGGATTTCATGACTTTGCAAATGGTGGGTCTACATTTAAAATTGCATTATTTACATCAAGTGCAAATTTAGATGCAACTACAGAAGATTATAGTACTACAGCAGAAACTACAAATTCATCTGGTTCAGCATACACGGCAGGTGGGTTAACTCTAACTGGTCAATCAGTTACAGGGGGACCATCAGCCACAACAGCATATGTAGATTTTTCAACTGATCCTCAATGGACATCAGCTAGTTTTACAGCAAGAGGTGCAATGATATACAATACCACTACTGATGGAGGTTCAGGAACAACTGATTCAGTTTGTATTTTAAATTTTGGTTCTGATTTTACAGCAACCAATGGTACATTTAAAGTTCAATTTCCTGCACCAGGCACGAGTACAGCTATACTGAGATTATCGTAGGAGTTTAACATGGCATTGATTATCAATGATCGTGTTAAGGAAACCACGACATCAACAGGTACGGGGACCGTGAATCTTGCAGGAGCAAGCACAGGTTTTCAAACGTTTGTCGCTGGTATTGGCACAACAAATACGACGTACTACTGTATTGCAATACAATCAGGAAGTACGGAATATGAAATTGGTATAGGTACTGTAACCGATGCTGCTCCCGATACACTATCAAGAGATACAGTTTTAGAGAGTACGAATAGTGATAATAAAGTAGATTTTTCTGCAGGTGCAAAAGATGTATTTTGTACATATCCAGCAAAGAAGGCACCATCTCCTGTCATGGATCCTACAGCATATGTGACAACACATAATTCTACAATTAGCGACGTTCAAACAATGGACTCTGGCGTTTTAGCTGGACCTGTATCTATTACAGGTACACTGTCCGTAACAGGGAATTTATTTATCTTATGAGCACGCTTGAAGTAAATAAAATTATACCACAAGGATCAGGTACTGCTCTTCAAATAGGAGAGAACGGTGACACCATAACGTTGCCAGCAGGTACAGTAATAACATTACCTAATGGATCAATTACAAACGACGAACTAGCAGGTTCTATTGCTAATGGTAAATTAGCAAATTCATCAATTACAATTAACGGATCATCTGTTTCTTTAGGTGGTTCAACTACCGTAGGATCAGTTTTAACATTTCCAACAATAGGTTCTATTAACCCTTCAACAATAGAAAACACACAAACAGCAGTTACCATAACAGGAACTAATTATATTTCTGTTCCTTTTGTCGATGCAATTAACTCTACAACAGGAGCTATTGTATCAGCAGACTCAGTATCGTTTACAAGTGCAACAACTATTGTAGCAACATTTACTTTACCTGTAGATGGCACTTATTTTCTTCGTGTAGAGAATAATGACGGATTAGCCGTACGATCAGGTTCAGCACTACTAACAGTATCAGACGCACCCGCTTGGCAAACAGCAGCAGGTAGTCTTGGCAGTTTTGCTGCAGGGTCAAATGTTGGAACGATTACCATTACAGCTACAGATGCTGCCTCTTTTGCCATAACGTCTGGGTCTTTGCCTGGAGGTCTTTCGTTGAATACAGCAGCAACTAATGCTACAATTACAGGAACAGAGTCAGGAGCAACGAGTGCTACGACATACAACTTTACGGTAACGGCTACAGATGCACAGGGCCAAACGGCAGCTAGAGCATTTAGTATAGCAATAACTGTAGGACAACAAAATAGTATGAGGTTTGACAATTAATGGGAACATATTTAAGTA